TCCGGCGAACCCCTACGCCCTCTCTCTCGCCTTCGAGCGCGGCCTCAACGAGCAGGAGCTCATCACCAAGGGCATCATGTTCGTGGAGCGCGAGGCTCCGGAGACCGAGGCCGAAAATGAGCCTGTGGCGACCGAGGAGTCGCCGGCCGCGGCAGAGGCCGAAGAGGACGCCGAAAGCCCCGCAGAGGAGCCCACAGAGCCTCAGGGCCGAAGTTTCACTACCAAGCAAATCGCGCCCGTTCTTGAAACCGCACGAGCCTTGGTCGTCGCCTTAGAAGCACTCGGTACCAAGTCCGAGGAGCCTGAGGGTGATGAGGCTGTCGCCGAGGATGAGGAGCAGCGCAGCTACCGGGAATTCTCGGAGAAGCGCCGCACCCTCCAAGCGGCGGCCACCGTGCTAGGCGAGGTGTTAGCAGAGACCCGCCTGGTCAAGGACGCCCGCAAGGCAGCCTAACTCTGCACCCCTAACTTACCGATCATATGGACGATGAACTCAAGGCTGAGTTCAGAACGATCGTCGACGCAGCCATCAAGGAGAACCTTGCTGAGATCGTCGGCACGGAGGTCGCGGAGAAGGTCCAGGAGACCATCTCCCGCGTCCGTCTCCAGAGCGCCATCGAAGGGCGCGACATTATCGGCGTCGACGACGAGACCAAGAAGGCCTTCGTCGCTGACATCCGCGCGATCGCCCGCGGCGAGAAGGCGGCGTACCTTGAGAGCTCTGATGCCACTGGCGGCTACCTCGTTCCGACCGAGGTGCACGCCGGCATCCTCCGCATCGCGGAGACCGTAGGCCTCATCCCGAGCCAGTCCCGTCGCTGGTCCATGGGCTCCGATGAGCTCGAGATCCCGCGCTACACCGGCTCGGCCATGCAGGGCGAATACGTCGGCGAGGACGAGGAAGGCGACGAGACCCAGAGCGATCTCGGCATTGCCCGCCTCCACGCGAAGACGTGGATGCTCATCTTCCGCATCGGCAACACCCTGCTCGCGGACGCGAACGTCAACATCGCCGACTGGCTCATGGCCATGGCAGCGGAGGGCCTTGCGTACCGCATCGACCGCGAGGGCTTCGTGGGCGGCACCTACGCTGGCTCGCCGTTCGTAGGCCTCCTGCAGTCGAGCGAGGTCACCGTGCAGACGCTCGGCTCCGGCAAGACCGGGTTCGAGGACATTGATCCGCTTGAGGCGGCTACGGCCATCGCGACGATCCCGACCGCAGGGCTCGGCAAGGCCGGCTTCTTCTTCAGCCCGACGGTATGGGCTCAGATCAAGGGCAAGAAGGACGCGACGAGCGGCCTCTACGAGTTCTCCCAGCAGAACAGCACCCTCATGCGGTTCTTCAAGGAGAACGGCCTCAATCCGGTGGGCATCATCGAGGAGTACCCGGTCTTCACGACCCCGGTCCTCCCGGCCTACTCGGCATCGGCGATCAGCACCAAGTTCGGCGTCTTCGCCAACCTGGAGCTCGCGCTTGCCTGGGGCGACCGCGGCCCGATGGAGGTGGCAAAGTCCGACTCCGCGACCGTCGGCGGCAAGTCCGTATTCCGGGCGAACCAGACGGCCGTTCGCTTCACGCACCGCCACGCCGTTGCGATCCAGCTTCCGGCCGCCGCCGTCGTGTTCAAGACGGCCGCTTCCTAGCCTATGAGCCGCTACCGCACGAACGTAGCGCTCTCGCTCAAGGGAGACCGCATCGAGCGCGGCGCGGAGATCGAGCTTTCGGCCGAAGAGGTCGCGCAGCTCGACCCGGCCGATATCTCGCCGGTAGATGCAGCCCCGGCTCCGTCCGAGGAGGCACCGGCGGAGGTCCCGCTCGAGGAGATGTCCCAGGCGCAGCTCAAGGCGCGCGCCAAGGAGCTCGGCCTCTCACAGAGCGGCAGCAATGCCGATCTGAGGGAGCGCATCATGCTCCACCTCGCCGGTAACGCCGACGACCAGTCCGATGAGGAAGGGTCCGAGGGTGCCGACGAGAGCGCCGACGACCAGTCCGATGAGGAAGGGTCCGAGGGTGCGATTACCAGCGAATAACGCACTCACCCATGAGGCACGTATTCGACAACGTGAAGGTGCTCGCCTCCCTCGTGCCGGCAGTCCGCACCGCGGACGCTAACGGCACCGGGATCGACACCCAGGGCTACGAGAACGGCATGATGGTCGTCTCGGTGGGCGACCTCGACCTCGCAAGCGCCGACGAGACCTACGTCGTGAAGGTGGAGGAGTCCGACGACAACTCGACCTTCGCCGACACAGGCCTCAGCGTCACCGTCACGGCCGATAACGAGGTGGACCAAGTTCGCCTGAGCGGCCTGAACGTCACCCGCAAGCGCTACCTGCGCGCGGTGCTCGACGTCGGCGGCACGACCCCGTCCTGCCCGGTAGCCGCGCTCTTCGTACTCGGAGGCGCAGACGCCGGCCCGGTGAACAGCGATTAGTCGTTGTCCCCTAGGAGCCCCGAACCTTCGGGGCTCCGCTGGGTACAATGAACCCGAGCCATGTACGGAGACGCCCTCACCACAGCCGCCCGCATCAAGGAACGCCTCGGCATCACCGTCGCGGACTTCGACGATCTCCTGAACAACCTGATCTTGGGCGTAACCGCGCGCATCGAGACGATGTGCGGCCGTCGCTTCATCCAGGGCACCTACACCCACGAGCTCCACGACGGCTCCAACATCGACGGCGGCCGCCGCACCTTCCTCATAGTGAAGAACGCGCCGGTCCAGACCGTGAGCGCGCTCCAGTACAACGCCGGCAGCAACAGCGCCCCGAGCTGGACCGACATGGACGAGGACACCTACCACGTCGACAAGGAGGCCGGCCTCATCAGCGTCCCGGGAGGATTGCCTCGCGGCTTCCAGAACATCCGGCTCACCTACACCGGCGGGTTCAGCGGCTACTCCATCGGGGTCAATAACTTCTGGTTCTTCAACGTCACGCCGACGGGAACGGTGGACGGCTCAAACCGCACCTTCACACTCTCCGAGGACGCCTCCCAGATCGTCGTCTATGCGGACGGGTTGAGGGAAGCGGCTGCGAACGTCACCTTCACCGCAGGCACGGCCACTTTCACGCTCGCCGAGGGCCGCGCGCCCTCTAGCGCCATCGCCGTCGACTACCTGCGGGAGAACGCCGCGGAAGACAGCGACTACTACCTCCCGGCCGAGATCGTGGAGGTGTGCGAGGAGGTGGTCTCGAAGCTGTTCAAGCGCAGGGAGAGCGAGGGCAAGACCGGCGAGACGTTCGGCGAGAGCTCCATCACCTTCTCCGAGAAGTGGTTCACCGACGACCAGCGCGCCGCGATCAAGAACTACCGGCGCGGCTACTATCTATGATCACCGCCACCGTCCGGATCGAGAACCTCGACCAGCTGCGCGCCAACTTCCGAAAGGCCCCTGCCCTCACCCTTGACCGCCTGGCCGCTGCCACGAAGGCCTCCATCTTCGAGATCGAGAAGCTCGCTGACGACAGCGGCGACAGCGGCCTGTTCCGGTTCAAGACGCCGAGGGCCGAGCGCACCGGCTACCTGGCTCTCTCCTTCGGCTACGGGCGGCGCTTCGATCGCAGCGGCCTTCGCGGCTCGATCGGCCCGACCGCGCACTACGCCCCCTACGTCTATCTCGGGGCGCGTGGCCGGGAACCGAACCCGTTCATGGATCGCATCGCCAAGGCGGCCGAGCCCGAGATCAACCGCCACTTCGAGAAGGCCGTGGACCAGGTGGTTAGCGCCATCGCCAAGGTATGAGCGCCGCCACCATCAAAGCCGCCATCAAGGCTCACCTAGACGATCTCGTGACCGCCGGAACGCTGGCCGGCGCATCCTCGTCAGACCTCAAGAAGAACCCGCTCGCGGCCGACATCCCCGGCTCCCCCTGGGCCTATCTCATGCCGCCCGGCATCGAGAGCGAAGCCAGCGACAACCGCACCAATATCCGCACCTACGTCTACGACATCATGGTGATCTGGAACGCGGAGAACATCACGGACGACACGACGGTGGAGACCTGCCTCGAGGCGGTTCTCGACGAGTTCGACAACGACCCGACGCTCAACGGCACTGCCATGGGAGGGATCCTACCCGTTTCCTCCGCGCCGCAGCCGTTCCAGCATGGCGGCAAGGATCTCATCATGGCCAACGTGCAGATTCAGGCTAAGCAGTTCGTCTCGCTGACATTCTAGCGGCCAAAGGAGGATGCATGATGGAGGACAAGGACCTGGCTTACCGGCTTGGTAGAGCGGCTTTTGAACTCGAAATCTCGCTGTTCGACAGGTCCATTGACATCAGGTCGAATGACCATCCCGCCTTTATTGAACTCCTAGTCCACAAGGCTGAGGCACTCAGGATCAAGATTGACGGCTGTAAGAACCATCCTCGCCCTCACGTCCACATCGACATCGGCAAGGATTACCATGCTGCGTCGTATGCGATCGACAACGGGGAATTGCTGGCAGGCGACCCATACAAGTTCGGAGACCGCATCGAGGCATGGATAGCCGAGAATAAGGACCTCCTCTTAGAAGCTTGGGAGGCCGTGCACTCGAGCGACATTCCGGGGGCCGACGAACGAGCTGACCGTCTGCGGCAGACCGACTTCCCCAAGAAGTAGCGTGGATTCCGGGTGCTATACTTCCCGCATGGCCAAGCGAAGCCAGAAGATCGAGGCAGCGGACCGATCCATGGACCCCGTCCAGGGCGGCCGTAGCCGCGTCTTCTTCTTCCCGAAGCGCAACCCGCCGGCATCGGTCCGCGCAGGCTCGCTCGAGGAGGCCGAGCAGCGATTAGCAGCCCCTAACGAATAGGCTTATCACCAAATTCATCGGCCGCCTGGCTGACATCGGCATCGCAAAGGAAGCGTCCCGCGGCACCGCAGAAAGCGCGGCGACCTTCTGGCTTCCCAAGCTCTCACTCACCCTCGACGACGGCATCGAGCAGGCGATCGACGAGAGCTCCTACGGCATCATCGAGGACGCAACCGACGCCAAGGTCATCGCGAAGTTCGCAACGTGGGAAGTCGAGGGCAACATCGGCGACAGCTCGTTTGGCCTCTGGTTGCTAGCTGCCCTTGGTTCAATTTCGACCGGCGCGGCCCAAGAAACCACGGTCTACCCTCATACCGCCACTGTGCTTCAAAGCGCACAGCACCCGTCCCTCACCCTTTTCCTCGACGACCCGAACCAGGACTATAAATACGCGCTTGGCGTCCTCGAGACTCTCGAAGTCGAGGCGATGCTCGGTCAGTTCGCCCGCTATCGCGCGGCAGGTCGCGCGAAGGCCGGCGCGACAGCGACCCTTACCCCGTCCTACACGGCCGAGAACCAGTTCCTCCCGCAACACATCACGGTGAAGTACGCCGACGACGAGGACGACCTCGATTCCGGCACTGCCGTGGACGTGCGGTCCATGCGCATCAGCATCGCCAAGAACATCGAGGACGACCGCAAGCTCGGCTCCGTCGACCAGGCCGACATCCTCAACAAACAGTTCGCCGTCGAGGGCACGCTCGAGCTCGTCTTCGACGCGACCACCTTCCACGGCTTCATGATGGGTGACACCGCCAAAGCGATGCGCCTTGAGCTCGAGAACAGCGCCGTCACCATCGGCGACACGCTGCATCCCAAGCTCACCATCGATCTCGCCAAGGCGAAGTTCTCCAGCTTCGAGAAGAGCTACGAGAACGACGGCGTCGTCACGGCGACGGTGAACTTCAAGGCGCTCTACAGCACCACGGAGAGCGCGATGATCACGGCCGTCCTTACCAACGAGACCGCTAGCTACTAGGCCGTATGAATGACCGCGAGACTATCGACCTTGGGATTGGCGCACACACCCTCACGGTGAAGACCTACGCCACGGCCCGGGAGCACCAGGCCATCCAGCAGGTGCTCCTCAAGGACGCGAAGTTTGACGTCGCCGGCGAGACCCCAAAGCTCAACGACTTCGACCCGACGGTCATGTTCGCCATGAACGAGGAAACCGTCCGGCAGATGGTCGTCGCCATGGACGGCTCTGCCGAGAACCTCGTCGATCGGTGCCTCGACCTGCCGAGCGCGGACTTCGACCAGCTGATCGCGAAGCTGAACGACCTCGTGGCAAAAAAAAACTGATCGCCGAGGCGGTCAGCCACTACGCGATGGGCCGGGCCACCAAGCCCATGCAGGCCATCGCCATCATGCAGGAGTTCGGGTGGAGCTGGGAGGAGTACCTCGCCACCCCGACTTACGTCCTGACCCTCATCACCGAGAAGATGAAGCGGGACCGCAAGCAGCAGGAGTTAGCCGCTAAACGCACCTAAACCGTGGCTACCAGGGAGGCCAAGCTACAGATCGTCGTGGATGCCGTGAACCGCGCGGGGGCGACGTTCGATACCCTCGGCCGGAACCTCGACGCGGTATCGAAGAAGACCGCCGACCTCCGCGCCGGCATGACCGCAGTGGGCACGGCTGGCACCGCTGCCTTTGCCGTCGTCTCGGTAGGCGTCGGGGCCACCATCAAGGCCGCCGCGGAGATGGAGAACCTTAAGTTAGGGCTCGTCGCCGTGGCGGGTTCAGCCGAGGAAGCAGAGCGCCAGTTCGCCCGGCTCCTCGTGGTGGCGAAGCTCCCCGGCCTTGGCGTCCGGGAGGTGACACAAGCGTCCGTGGACCTTCAGGCGGCGGGCGTGTCGGCGGCCGAGGCGGAGCGCTCCATCAAGGCCTTCGGAAACGCGCTCGCCACCGTTGGCCGCGGCAAGGTGGACCTCAAGGACACCCTCTACGGCCTGCGCCAGATGCACACCTCCGGCACCATCCTCGCCGAGGACCTGAACATCATCAAAGACCGCGTGCCGCAGGTCTCGAAGATCCTCACGGAGGCCTTCGGGACCGCGCGCAGCGAGGACCTCGTGCAGATGGGCCTCTCGTCGCGCGAGGTGATCGACGCCATCGTGTCCGGCCTTGAGGAGCTACCGCCCGTCCAACAGTCGACGAGCGTCGCCTTCGAGAATCTCCAAGACAACCTCTTCGTACTATCGAACGCCATCGGCACGGCGTTCCTCCCGGCCGTGAACGGCATCATCGCCGCTGTGACCCCGGTCGCCGAAGCACTCGCGGCGTGGGCGACAGAGCACCCTCACCTCTCCGCCGCGATCTTGGGCGTGACGCTCGTGCTTACGGGCCTCATGGCTCTGTTGCTGCCCTTGGCCGTGCTGCTCCCAGGCCTCGCCATCATGTTCGGCGCGCTCGGCGTCGCCATGGCCGCCGTGTCGCTCCCAATGCTCATCATCGTCGCCGGCATTACGGCCGTGACGGCGGCGCTCCTCTACCTGATCAGCCAAGGGTACGCGACGAAGGAGGCATGGCAGAACGTCTGGCTCGGCATCAAGCTCGTGGCCGCTGATGCCGCCAACGCGGTGATCGGCATCGTGGAGGGAATGATCAACTTCGTCCTCGAGGGCGTAAACAAGGCCATCCGCGCCATCAACAAGGTCATCTCCGCGGCGCAGAAGGTGCCGGGGATCGGCAAGAACCTCTCCAAGATCGGCGAGCTCAAGGCGGTCGACCTCGGAGGCTTCGACACCGAAACCATCGCCGCCAACGACCTCGCCGGCCGCAGCAACCCCGTGAATTGGGGCAATCAGGTCGTGAACCTGATCGGCGGCAACTACCTCAGCGAAACCGTCGCGGAGCAGATCGGCGACATGATCATGTCGAAGCTGAAGCTCTCAAGCCCTCTCTAGCATGGCCCTCACCATCACCATCGACGGGAACGACCAAACCGAGAGCGTTGTCTTCAAGAGCTTCCGAAAGACCGACAACCTCAACGCCCAGGTCGACACCTGCGAATTCCGCATCCGAAAGTACGGGAGCCTCACCTACGTGCCGGCCATCGGCGAAGAGGTCGTGGTCGAAAAGGACAGCACCCGGATCTTCGGCGGGGCTATCGCGCGCCTCACGGAGACCGTCGAAGCGTCGAAGATCCTCACCTACCAGGTCGAGTGCGTGGACTATTCTCAGTACCTCAAGCGCCAGCTGGTCACGGAGCGGTACGAGAATACGACCGTCGCAGCCATCGTCGCGGACCTCATCGGCACCTACACGAGCGACGGCTTCACCGCGGCCAACGCCACAAGCACCCTCGCCATCGAGAGCATCAGCTTCAACCGCCTGAGCGTCGCCGACTGCCTCCAGAAGCTCGCGGAGGCGATCTCCTACGTCTGGTACGTCGACTACGACAAGGACATCCACTTCTACCCGCGCAACAGCGAGCACGCGCCGTTCGACCTCTCAGACACCGGCGGCAAGCACATCTACGACAGCCTGGAGATCGTCGAGGACCTCAGCCAGGTACGCAACAGCATCACGGTCCAAGGCGGCGAAGCGGTCTCCGGCAGCGCCCGCACCGAATATCACTCAGGCGACGGCACTCGCGCCCAGTTCCCGCTGACCAACAAGTTCAATGAGAAGCCGACCATCACCGTCGGCGGCGTGGCTCAGACAGTGGGCGTCGAGTACCTGGACGACGACGCCTCCTTCGACGTGATGTGGAACTTCAACGAGAAGTACATCCGCTTCACGGCCGGCAACGTCCCCGCCTCCGGCACCAACAACATCGAGATCGCCGGGACGTACCTGTACCCCATCGTGGTGTCGGTACCCGCGCCCGCCTCGCAGGCGGTCTACGGCACCTACGAGTTCGCGATCACCGACAAGAGCATCGGCAGCCAAGCCGAGGCCATCGCTCGGGCGCAGGCGGAGCTCACCAGCTACTCAGCCACTCTCTACGAGGGCCGCTTCCGCACCTATGAGGACGGGCTGCGCTCCGGCCAGGTCATCACCATCGCGAGCCCCCAGCGCGGCCGCACCATCGAGGTGCTCATCCAGTCAGTGTCGGCCGAGATGCGCGATCCGCTCGGGGAGCAGCTGGAGTACAGCGTCCGCTTCGCCACGCTCCGCTCCATCGGCATCATCGCCTACCTCCAGGGCCAGCTGCGCTCCAAGGAGGTGATCGTCGACGACGAGGAGGTGCTCCTTAACTACTACCCGTTCGAGGACGATATCGGCTTTACCGACTCCTTCGCTGCGCCGGTCGCAACGAGCCCGCCCTACCGGTGGGGCACGGCCCGGTGGGGCTTCTCGACGTGGAGCTCTACAGCTCCATAAACGTGAAATCCGGGCCGCTCTTGATGATGCGGTGAAGTACGGATCGCTCCGTGAGAAGCGCGTCCCGGTAGCTTATCCGCACGTCGATCTCCGCGTCCTCCTTAATGTCCAGGGTCAGCGAGAACTCGACGCGCTGGCCCGAGGCAAGCAGCGCCGCGGCCGAGAGCGGCCGCTCATTGCCGAACACCTTCACATCGGCGCAGGGCCGTCCGTGGTTGAACACCCGGAAGGCGTAAATCCGAGAGGTGCTCACGTTGCCCGGTATGCTGCCTCCACCCTTGAGCTCAAGGATCGGCTGGGCGGCTCGCACCGACTCCTCTCGCTCCGCCGCCAATCGAGCGCTCTCAAACTGCAGCTGCTCCCGCGTGACTTCCACGAGCTGCCGTTGCTGCTCGACTGAGTGCTGCAGCTCCCTGCCTTGTAGCCACAGCGCCTCCCCGCTGTGCCGCAGCTCCTTCCCCTGCTGGAGGAAGCCGAGGACAAGCCAGAGGAACGCGAGCGGGGCGGACAGGCCAGCGAGGAAGTCCCCTACTTCGTTCGGCGTCAGCTCTGTGAACTGCCCTTGAGCGAGGAAGCCATAGACGGCGAAGCCGATCAGCCACGCACCGGTCAGCGCTGCGCCGATCCAGTTGAGCCGATTGTCTGCCTTCGGCGGCGTGGCCGGCAGCTTGAGATCATCGGCCGCAGCCGTCTTCTCGTTGTCGCTCATCGGCCCCCGCTATCACCACACCGAGCGCCGGCCGCCCGGTTCGTTGATTTCCCTCATGTATACTTCAGGCATGGAGACCGCCCGTGTCCAGCAGCTCGGCAACGACGTGGTGCTCGAAACCACGAACGTCGAGACCGTGAAGAAGAAGGTCACGGAGAAGCGCCTCCTCAATCAGAAGGCCTACTTCAAAGGAATGGTCGCCAAGGGAGAGGCAGGCCTCGCCAGCGTGGAGGCACAGCTAACCACCATCAAAAATGCGAGGACCAAATGAGCTGGACCAGTTCGGGTTCTTCGGCGAGCTGACGATCAAGACGGTCCGCGACGGCCTGGTGCTCCGCGAGGTCGGCCCATTCCAGAACAAGGTGGTCTCGTCCTCTGGCTACGGCCGAAATCTCATCATGCGCGCGCTCGCAGGCGATCCGACCTACTCACTGGCAATCGACAGCGCCGCCATCGGGGACGGGAGTATCGCCCCGGCAGATGGCGATACGGGCCTCGGAAACTCTCTCGTCTCCGGCCTGCCAATCACCAGCGCCGGCGTCGCCAACAACGTCCTCACGATCGACGTCTTTGTTCCGAGCGGCGACCTCCCGGACGACACCTATTCAGAGTTCGGGTTCTTCGCCGACGGGAGGCTTATGTCCCGCGTGCTCATCAGTCCCGCCTACACCAAGGCCGCGGGCGAGGACACGCTGTTCTCTTATACGATGACCGCCACTGGCTAGTATGACGATTGCCCTTGGGCAGCTTACCGATCCAGATGATTTCATCAGCAGTTCCGCAGGAGCGGCGGATGAGGGGAAGGTGCCGAAGCTGGATGCGGCGGGGAAGCTCGACCCTACCTTTCTACCAGCTGTAGCCGACACCCAAGTTTTTACGGCCGACGGGACTTGGAATAAGCCGGATGGAGCTACTTTCGTTTACGTCTACCTGATTGGCGGAGGAGGCGGAGGAGGCTCTGGAGGCGCACGCACTTCGGGCTCAGTGAACGGCGGTGGTGGCGGCCAAGCCGGCGGCTACACGCACATCATCTTTCCGGCCGCCGCATTGTCCTCAACCGAGACCATCACCGTCGGCGCTGGGGGCGCAGGCGGCGCGGCAGTCAGCGGCTCTGCCACCAATGGCAACGCCGGGTCGGCGGGCGAGGACTCGACTTTCGGTACAAGAGCCATCGCCAAGGGCGGAGCCTCTGGAGCAGGTGGCGCACAGAATGTCTCGGGCGTCGCGCTCGGAGGATCCTCAGGCGGCCAAGGCGCAGTACTCAGCGTCGCCTCGGCAACCTCAAACGGCGGGAACGGTCGTGACGGCAATGGCGGTACCGCGGCGACCGCCGGGGGGGCCGTCACGACGTTCGTTCCCACAGGAGGCGGCGGTGGTGGTGGTGGAAACGGCTTGAATGCCCTCGCCCCCGCGGCGGGAGGCGCGCGCTCCATCGTCCATGTCGCTGCTGGTGGTACGGCGGGTTCTAGCGGCGAAGGCGCAGCGACTGCCGGAGGCGCAGGCAACAGTGCTCCCGCGAATACGCCGATCGGAGGGACTGGCGGTGGCGGTGGCGGAGCTACCTTTAATGGCGGGAACGGCGGTGCCGGTGGTGCTGGCGGCCTATACGGCGGCGGGGGTGGTGGCGGCGGCGGTTCCGAAGGGGGTACTTCGGGTGCTGGCGGCGCAGGAGCCGACGGCATTGTCGTCGTGGTCTCCATCTAACAGTCGGTAGAATGAGGAGCTTCCGCCACCTCACCAGCACCGAGATCAGGGACATCATCACCAGCCACTTGGCCGGCGTGACGCAGGCCGCGCTCGCTCGCCGGTTCGGCGTCGACCACTCCACGATCCACTACCACCTCGAGAAGTTCCGCGAGGCCTATCCTGAGCAAGGCGGCATCTACGCCTTCGTGAAGGTCTCAGTCCGGCGCGAATGCCTGCACCCGTCCGGCCGCTGCACGGTCTGCGGCGAGATGTGGGACAAGCTGGAGCGCCAAGAGCGCGCCACGATCCGTCGGCTCACCAAGGAGCTCGCACAGGCTCAAGAACGTCTAGCTGCTGCCGGCATCGTGTAACGCTGCGGCTATTCCCCGACCTAAGGTTTAGAATGAAAAGCACATGAATGACTGGCTCGCGAAGCATGCTTGGCCGATCGCCATCACCATCGTGGGCCTAGCCGCCTCCTTCTCGCTCTACGGCTACCGGGTCGACGTTCTCGAGAAGAAGGTGTCCGCGTTGGAGAGCGACGCCATCGCGAACCAAGTCCTTCTCGCCGAGATCAAGAAGGACATCGAGTTTATCAAGATCCAGGTGACCCGGCCGTAGCGTATGCGGCTCCTCCTCCTCGCGAGCGACCCGAACGATATTCCGCAGGCCTACCTCGACAAGCTCGGCTCTTGGGGCCTCCCCTACGCTGTCGAAGCGCATGGCTATGAGCAGCGCCCGCGGGAAGCGGAGACGGAGTTCATCGCCCGCATCGCAGCCGACGTTCGGTCCCGCTACGGCGACGGCCTAGAATTCTTACAGGTCTTCTTCGACCGCAGCAGCTGGCCCCTCGCCCAAGGCACCAAGGGAAAGCAGTACCACGCCTTCTTCAGCGGCTATCAGGTCGCCATTGTCCGCGGCTTCGGCCACGGCCTTGCCGGCACGGCTGCCCATGAGCTCATGCACTCGTTCGACAACTTCTGCCGAGCCTACACGGGCGTGCGGCTGGAGCGGATCGTCGGGGTGAACGATTGGGACGCCGACATCGTACATCGTCGGGACCCGAAGACCCGGCAGTACGCCGACCGCTTTGACGATGTCTTCCCCGTGGTGTGGCCCTTCGTCCGCGCGGCCATCGCCGCCCGCGCCCAAGTGGACGCCATGAGCGGGATCGCCGCGCTCCTCAAGCGGCCCGTTGTGGAGCTCCGCAAGCTCCAGACCGGCGCGAAGCCGCCGGAGGAGCTCCCAGACGACCATGAAACGGCAGTGGAACGCGCGCAGCAGGACGTTCCCGCGCCGCCCGCCCCGAAGTGTCAAACCGCCGCCGAAAAGCTCTACGCAGCCGCCTACGCCTCCATCGGCCGGGACATGAGCAACCGGGCCCCTGATGCGCTCGGTTGCGCCGACAGCCTCAACAACATCCACCAGAAGGCCTTCGGCTTCGAGATCGGCGGCGGCACCTCGACCTACCTGCTCTACCACGCCCTCGCTGCCTCGGATCGCTTCGCCAAGGTCACGATCCCCCAGGCCGGCGACATCATCATCTGCCCCTCCGGCTATTCGTCGAAGGGCGCACGGAACGGGCACGTCGGCATCGTGGGGCGCAATACGGCCCCGGACGGCAGCCTCTGGGTGATGAGCAACGACAGCTTCAAGGGCACCTGGGAGGCCAACTACACCGTGAAGAGCTGGCGAGCCCACTTCGGCACCGAGCTCGGCTTCCCGGTGCACATCTACCGGCTCACCTAACCACTACCTCTATGACAACCCACACCCTCAACTACGTCCCGGACAGCGCCCTCGTTAAGCGCCTCAAGTCCTTCGCCTGGCGCGGCAGCATGATGACGCTGGCGTTCGCCCTAGGCTGGGCAGCAGAGCACATCGGCCTCCTGGAGCTCGACCCTACCGTGACCATGATCCTCGGCCTCGTTCTGGGCGAGGTCTCCAAAGCCCTGAACACTGGGACGAAGTAGCCACGCTTCCGACTCACCGTAGCCTCCAGCCTCATAGCAGGGCGGAGGCTTCGCGTTGTCCGAGCGGTTTCTCTCGACGATCAACGACCCGAACACGGTCATCACGCCAATCGACACGGCGCTCCGGTTCCCGGAAATCCTTGAGGTGCTCCTCGCCAAGTACCGCGACGACATCGACTTGTTCGCGGCGCTGGTCGCGGGCTCCGACAGCAGCGCGCACCTGCTGGATCAGATCCGACAAAAGCAGCGGCCGGCGGACACCCGCATGTCCCTCCTCAAGATATTCCGCCGCGCCGTATCGCCCGTGCTCGACACCGAAACCACCAAGAAGCTGAAAATCCCAACCCTCACGCTGGTCGAGAACTACGGCACCACCTTCAAGCCGATAGAGGTGCTCAAGGAGCAGTTCGGCCAGATGGATGACCTCACGAAGGGCGCGCTCGCTGCTCTGATCGGCGAGTACGACACCCGCGGCCAGCTTGGGTACATCCTGACGGACAACTTCTTCACCTGGTTCGAGCAGACTTACGACGGGCTCATGACCATCACGGGACCCCGGGGCGCGGGCCGCGATGTCGAACTCAATACCATCTTCGCCGACTTCGACGGCCAATACCCCTGCGACTTCGTCATTCGCGCCGCCGTAGATGATCGCCCGCTGGCCGTCGGCTTCGCCCGATACGACTCCACCCGCGGCGGAGCACAATCGGACGACCGCACGGGTGGCAACTCCCACAAGGTCACGAAGGCCAAGGAGTATTGCGAGAAGACCGGGACCAAGCTGAAGCTCGTGTTCCTCTCGGACGGCCCGGGCCTCGGACACCGCGACACGTGGGAGGAGGCCTGCAAACTCGACGGCTCTTGGAACGGGAACGTGCGGGTGGCGACGATGAAGCTCGCCGAATCCCGCATCACTCCTGACTGGCTGCTGGATTAGAGCGTAGCGAGCTCGGCTAGTTCATCGGGGAACGCCTCAAAAAGCTCCTCATCAACGAGCAGGTCGAACGGGATCGCTTGCCGCGGCGCATCTGGTTTCCGGTGCACCGGCTCGTCCGGGAACAGGCTCGTCACCTTAGCCTCTCCTCGGTCGACGAAGTCGCCCATCGGCTTGGCCCCGTGCCGGAAACGTCCGATCGTAGCCGCCATCGCCGCGAACGACTGATCCATACCCACCCACTCGCGACCGAGAGACGCGGCCGCTTCGAGCGTAGTGCCCGATCCGCAGAAGGGGTCCACGACCAGGTCGCCCACATCCGAGCTCGCACCGACGATCATCTTGAGCATGTCGAGGTTCTTTTCGGTAGGATACCCCGTGACGACGATGCTCTGGTGATGCGCGTCCCGATACCGATCCCAATAGTCCGTCAGCCCCACGGACTTGTCGGCCGTGAGGTAGACCTTCCGGCGGGGATTACCGGTACTCGACCAATGGATCTCACCCCGTGCGTCGAGCTCGTCGAGCTTCGCCGGAACATATTGCCAGTGCTTCCCAGGAGGCGGCATCTTCCCGCGCCAGGCCGTGCCCGTCTCACCATTCCGAGTCCCGGGGGCATGGACCGGAACGAGCTTGTACTGCCCCTTGGCATCCACCTTCGGGTACTCGCGAGCGATCCATTCTGGATCAGGCCGCTCGCCAGGTTGGTTCCATTTGTACCGGGCGCTCTTCGTATAGAAGAGGATGTAGTCGTGGATATTTGAGTAGCTGTTCTTCGTGAAGTTCTTGCTGCTGCACTTCCGCCGCGTGATGACGTTCCGGAAGTTGTCCGGACCGAAGACCTCATCCAGCACGACTTTCAGATGCGCCAGCATGCGGTGGTCGATATGGACGTAGATCGAGCCATCGTCCGTCAGCAGGTCCCGCATGAGGATGAAGCGCCGGCGCATGAACTCGACATAGGCGGCGAGGCCCCATTTATCGCTGTAGGCGTGCTGGAGCTGCCGGGACTGGAAGTCCATGCCGGTGTTATACGGCGGGTCCAGATAGAAGAGCGTCACTTTCGCACCGCTCTCTCGCAGCGCATGCAGTCCGAACAGGTTGTCGGTCAGCAGGAGCGAGGATGCAGCCGGTTTCGTGAGCTGCCCCATCCTTCCATCGCTTCCGACTTTATGGAAGCGCGCGCCGACGGGCTCCAGGACGGCCTGATCTGAAAGACGGTTCTCGTACTGGAGAACGGGTACAGCACTACTTCCAGGCAGCGGATGCGGGTCGCGGTGCGGCAGTATGGCCGTCAGCGCGTCAGCGCTAAGCACCTCGCGTTTGGTGACGCCGGTCGCCATCGTGATTCACCTTCCGTTCTCATTCTCCGGTCCTTTGCTACACGCCCTCTGGTTACCAGTCAAAACGAAAGAAAGCTGTCCACAGGCGGCATAGAAGAGCGCCCGGAATCGACCCGGGCGCTTTCGTTTCGCATCACACCGTTGCATGATCGGGTATGCCTTGGCCCGAGCCCGACCCGCGCGACGTGAAGGTGACACCTGGCGAGTTCCTCTCCGCCCTTGCCTACCGCGCCGTGCTCATCTCGCTGGCGATCATCCTGCTTGGCGTCTTGGCCGACGGCCTCAGCCTACCGGACTAGGCGTGCTCCGGCACCATCCGCACCTTCATCACCCCGTCCACTTCGACGTACTGAGGCACCAGCCTCGGCTTCACAGGCGGCTTCTCTACGAGGCGGTACACATAGGTCCCGGTGCGCTTGCCGTTCTCGCGCAGCCAATCGCCCTCGATCTTCAGGCCCTCACCCTGGAGTTCGCGAACCCTCTCGCTCAGTCTCAGGATTTGATGCTGGAAGGCTTCGACGTTCGTGATGCTCCCCTTCACAAGGAGCCAGGCGCGGACGCGGTCGCGCTGCGTGGGTCGCTTCATAGCTACTTGGCGTCGAAGTACCGAAGGTGCCGCTGGTAAGGGCTGCGTTCCTCTGCCTCCCGCACCGCCTCATGGATCATGAGGGTGCGACCGGAGACGGTGGCGCGGTGGTCGTTCCGCGGCATATCTAGAACGGAATATCTCCCGGCTGCTTCGCATCAGCCGAAACGCCCTCCCCGACCTGGATGGACGCTTCTGCTGGACCTTCTGCCTGTCCCGCCTGCTCGCTCAGGTACTCGGCGTAGATCGCTTGGGCGCTCTCGCTTCCCTTGAACACTTCGAGCGCCTTAACGACCGCCGGCAGCTCCGCTTCATCCTCGAGACTCAAGCCTGTCAGAGCGACGACGATGCTTCCCACGCGCGCCGCCTGCTCCTCCCTCGAGCCCACGAGCACGAACCCGAGGCGCTTCAGGTTGAAGAGGATCTTGTTCTTCTCCTTGGCGACGTCGATCTTCACCTCCGCGCCGCTATCGCTCCAGGCGAGGAGCTCCTGCCCCGTCTCTTCCTCGAGCACGAACGGATCGCGATTGATGAAGAGGCCGGTGCGATCCTTCGAGGCGATGGCGTAGTTGCCGTCTCGGTCCAGCGTGAAGTTAACGGTGAGCTCGTACTCGAAGCCCTCCCGCTGGATCTCCTTCATCCCAACCTTCTTCACCTTCTTGTCCTCGGTCTGGATCGTGTCCGTCTTCGACCGGGCCGTGGTGAGGATGTGGGCCTTCGAGGAGACGATGGTCTCGATGAAGCGGCGGTGCCGGGGCGTGGTCTCGGACCATGCCGCCCAGGTGTTGCCTTTGAACTTCGCGGCGGCGAGCCGCTCATTCGCTTCCAGCACGCCGCCGGGACCGTCCCACTCGTGCGAGACGGAGTCGATCACGATGGCCTTCATGCCGGCATCTTCGGCCGCCTTGATCGCCTCAATGTAGCGCTCAGGGGTGAACGGCGCTTCGAGGGTGATGATCTTGTACGGGCCGAGGTCCGAGTAGAGCTCGCCAGAGCCGTTTTCGGTGTCGATGAGGAGCACGTCCTCCCACGAGCCAGCGAGCCCGTGCGCGACCCGGAGCGATGAGTAAGTCTTGCCAGAACCAGAGGGGCCCGAGAGCCCGATGCGGAGCTTCGCCTTCTTGCGCTCCGCGGTACGAATTTCGATCATAGATGATGAGGTTTCCCTCGGTGTCGCTCGCTAGCTGATTTTCCCGTCTCGCCTCATGGATCGAGACGAGCTCCTAGCGCTACCGAACGACACGGAGGGCATGAGGTTGGTAAGTCCCTGCGGGACCTCTTCAGGATAGCACGCGCCCTAACGTGCTCCGGCGAGGGTGGGGATAACGTGCCCGGTACGTGCTCAAGGGCGCGGTATCATCCCCTCATGACCATCAAAGAACCGCGTGACCGGAAGACCCCGGAGCGCATCAACATCAAGATCAGCGGGAAGGCGTACCGCCGCCTTTCACGCAGAGCGAAGCGCGAGGGCAGGACCATCCTCGCTCTCGTAGAAACCCTCGCCGTATGAGGTACACCGGGAACGTCCTCATCTTCGACGAGGAGGGGAACACCGTATTCGATCGTGAGCTGACCGAAGACGAGATCGTTGAAGCGGTTCTGGCTGCCATCTCCGATGCGCCAGATGAGGCCGAAGAAGAGGCTGAGGTCGAGGCCGCCGCTGACCAGACGCCGGCAGCTAGCAAGCGCGGCCGTCCTAAGCGTGCTCCCGATGCAGACGACGAGGACAGACAAGGCTCTTGAGCGCCGCCGGACCGTCGCGGATCGCCAGCCATTCAGCGAGCCTACCTACCGCGTCGTGAAGACGCTTCTGGAGGACGAGGGCTACACCGTCGACGGGATCAGCGCGGAAAAGGGCCTCGACCTCAACGAGGTGCGCCGGTGCAACCTGGCAGACGACTACGACGACTATCTCGCTATCGCGTAGCGCCGCTATCCACAGCCCGGCCCGGAGGAGATCCGGGCCTTCGTGTATCATGGGGCGCAGAGCAAGACTGACGCTTCGGGGAGCGTCGTGAGCGAGGCCCACGACATCCCCCGGTGTTGTGGGCCTTGTTCATTGTTGGAGTGTTTGGAGGGGGCGCAGCTAGGTTCGGGAAATAGGCGGGGTGCTTGGCTACATCCACCTTCCGAAGCAATGAGCTGACGAGCGCCTAAGCGGCCCCTCCCAGCACTTCAGCACGTCCCGGGGGGTATAACCGGGGGACGTAAATACGCCGGTTCCAGCGCGGCCTGCCCAAGGTGAACAACAGGGCCAAACTCATCGGGAAAGCACCGCGCTCTCCCAAACCCCAGAACCTTCACAATCCGAGAGTACCCCATGGTAAACTTAGGGGTACATGAGTGCCTACGAAAGGCGGACGTGCGACTACCCTGACTGTACTAGACTGACTAGGAACAAGGGCTTCGCGCGCGGCAAGGGCGGGCTCAAACGCCGCTATGACAGGTTTTGCGGCTGGCATCACCGGAAGGCCGACGGAACAACCCCGTCGCCCTATTTCCTGAAGAACCAGCTACCCAACAAGACCTGCGAAAAATGCGGCTGGGACCAAGCCTCTTGCGACCGTCACCGAAAGGTCCGGGACAGAGGCTACACCCGTGAGAACGTCATCATCCTCTGCCCTAACTGCCATCGGCTCGCTCATCTCGGATTGCTGGAGA